ACTACGTCTAAGCAGTTCAAAAGAATGGAATAGTTTCTCTCAATTTTCTGTATATATTAAGCAAGGTATAAAAGTTGAAAGATTAATAGATAATACAACTGGTGCGACTAATTTATTTCCCGAAATAGTTTATGCTTTATTAACTAATGAAAAATTTGGATTAGCTGGTCTTGTTGGTGTTCCATCTGTTGATAAAGAAAGAATGACAATTGCAGCTAAATTTTGTGAGGCTAATGGATTTTATTGGGATGGAGTTATTACTGATAAACAAAATATTAGAGAATTTATATATCAAAATGCAATATTTAATTTATTAGATTTTACAATTCTTGGCGGTAAATTTTCACTTTTTCCTTCTGTTCCATTTGATCCTGATAATTTTGAAATATTTAAAGAACAAAAACCAACAGTTAGAGCTTTATTTACAGATGGCAATACAAGGAATCTTAAGGTTAGTTTTTTAACTCCTGAAGAACGTCAAAATTTTATAGGTACTGTTTATTTTAGAAAAGAAGTGCCAAATGGATTTCCCGAAACGTTATCACAAACTTTAACCATAGATACTGATGACGAAAATATAATAGTAGAAAAATTTCCTATAGAAGTATTTGATATGTCTGATTTTTGTACTAGCGAAGAACACGCTGAAACATTTTTAAAACACGCCTTAAAAATAAGAGAAAAAGTAGATCATGGTATAAAATTTGAAACTACACCACAAGCTGCACTAGGTTTAAAACCAGGTGATTATATAAGATTTATTTCAGAAGCTACTCATACCAGTAGGTTTGAAAACGGTGTAATATCTCCTGATGGACTTGTACAAAGTGTTGGTAATAATAGTTTAAGCAATGTAAATATTTATCATTGGAAACCTGGAACGCAAGAAGTAGGAGAAGCTGTTTTAAATGTAGTAAATGGAAAAGCTACAGATGCTAGTTTACATGGGTCTGTTTTTACAGTAAAGCAAACAACTGAATCTAATAGGTTATATAAAACTGAATCCATTACATATACAGATGAAGGATTAATAGAAGTATCAGCAAGTCATGCACCTCTTTTATCTGATGGAACTCTTGCTACAATAAATTATATTGATACAGATTTTAGGTCTTTATAATGTCAGACATAGTAGATTTTCCAAATATAAAGCCTACATCTAGAACTTATACCCCTGGAAAATATCCACAAGTAGAATTTGTTGCACAAAATGGTGCAAAAAGTGTACTTAGATATGGTAACAAACCAGTAGATGCAAAATTAACTTTAGGATTTACAAATATTACAGATTCTCAAGCTAATGAAATTTTACAAAAATACGAAGAAGTTAATAGTGTGTACAAATTTATACATTTTCCAAGTGATAGTTCTATGGTTGGTATAGAAGATGAAACTTTAAGATTTCGATTTCAAGAAAGAGATACATCTAATAATACCTTGCTAAGATATAGATTTGATGGCCCTCCTACTGTTACAAGTGTCAGACCTGGCAGGTCAAATGTTCAATGTAAATTTGTCGCTTGCCTCGATGGGGATTAGAATGTATTTAAAATTAAACTAAAACGATGGCTAAGTTTTATTCAGGTCAAGATGGTAAATTATTTGTAGACAATGCAACTGGAACTATCGAAGATACAGACGAAGTTGCGAAAGTGCGGTCTTGGTCTTTTACTATTAATACATCAGTTTTAGAAACTGTATCATTAGGTGATTTTGATAGAAGAATAATCCCAGGAATAACAAGTCTTACTGGTTCTGCAAGTATTTACTATTATGCAGAATCTACGGGTGCAAAACATAATTCAGGACTGTTATCGACCATGATACTAGATAAAATCTTACCAAGGTCAGATGATTCACCGACAAGTTCAGAAAGGCCATTGGCAAGATTTAAATTACAGGCAGACGCAAATCATTATATAGAACTTGTAGGAATTATAACTTCTTTTGCAATGACGAATAGCGTAGGAGAAGTTATGGCAGCAGATATTAGTTTTGAATCTGATGGTATCGCAAAAGAAACTACATTTTAATGTCTATATATTTTGGATCGACAGGGTTTATAGAATTAAAGCGTGATGCTTTAAATTCTGAAATATCAACATCTTTAGATCCAGCCGATGTTAACACAACTAAAAAAAGATTCTCTGTAGAAAACATTAATGGTTCATTAATTACAGGAGATCAAGTTGAAATAGAAACAGTTGATGGCAGTAATTTAGGGTTATTAGCTAACCACAGTTTTCCTGATCTTCGTAAATATATTCATATTGATGATATGGGTGGAATTAGGTTATATAACACCTTTGCTTCTGCATTAGCTGGTGAAGTATCAGATGCACTTACATTAACAGCACCATCTTCTGTAACAAATATATTAATGCGTACCAGAAACACTAGATTCAGACCGCTTGCAAAAATTACTGAGTTTGAAATTACAACAACAAGAGATACTGTTGATATTACAAATTTAGGAACAGAATTTAGAAAGCAATACGAAAATGGACTCATATCAGGACAGGGAACAATACAGACAATATGGCAGCATAGAAATTTTCAAAATGATACTCCTGATTTAGCAAGTCCAGAATTTCCTGTTTACCTAAGTCAATTATTGGTACGGATGCAGCAAGGTGCAGATTTTGAAGGAAGATTTTATGTGTATCACGATCCAAGTCAATCTACAAATAGTGTTTGGTATCAATCAATGTGTGTTGTAACTAATGTGGCAATAAATGTACCTGTAAGTGGAGTAATAGAAGCAAGAATAGAATTTGTAACTAATGGTGAAATAAGACTTCATAATGGTGTTCCTCCTTCATTCTTGTTATTAGAAAGTAGTGATAAGATATTGCAAGAGGATGGAGATGGTATTTTACTTGAAGATCCTTAAAATAAGATTTATGATGTACTTAAAAGTAACTTGACATGGCTGATCTACAGATTACACAATTACCAGAATTAGGTTCAGCCCAACTGCAAGCAACAGATCCTATTGCTCTTGCAGATGTTAGTGCAACAGAAACAAAGAAAATAACTGCAAAAAACTTTGTACAAGGTGCTTTTGGATTAGTAGATGCAGCATCAATACCAGCTACAGCACTTAGCTATCCATTAACAGCAGGTCAAATTGTTACTGCAACTCTTGCTGACGGTGCTGTTACTAATGTAAAAATTACCGATGCAACTATTACTGGAGCTAAGTTAGCTAACGATACTATTACAGCTACGCAGATAGCAGCTAACGCTATTACTTCCAGTGAACTTGCAAATGATTCTGTAGACACAGCATCAATAGTCAACTTAAATGTAACAACGGATAAATTAGCAGCTACAGCAGTAACAACTGCAAAACTTGCAGATAGTGCTGTTACTTTTGTAAAAACTAATTTTAATGATGGTGATATTCCAGGAGCAAAACTTACATCTGCTTCTGTCACATCAACTCAACTTGCTAATAATTCGGTAACTGCAAATGAATTAGCAGACAATGCGGTGGATACTGCTGCTATAGCTGATGATGCTGTAACAAGTGCAAAAATTGCTGCCGATACGATTACTGCTAGTAATATTGCTACCAATGCTGTTGGATCTGCGGAACTTGCCGATAATGCTGTAGATAGTGCAGCTATTGCGAATGATGCTGTAGTCACTGCAAAAATTACAAACTTAAATATAACTACAGATAAGTTAGCTGCCAATGCTGTTACTGCTGCCAAGATAGCCAATAATACAATTACCGCTACACAAATTGCTGCAAATGCCATTACAGCCAGTGAATTAGCTGATAATGCTGTTGATACGGCTGCTATTGCAGCTTCGGCTGTTACTGATGTTAAAATCTCAGGTGTCTCAGGCACAAAAATAACAGATGGAACGATAACAGCAGCTAAATTAAATACCGCAAATATAGACAGATCATTAAATGTAGCATCAGGTAATTTAGGAATAAATAATGCGGTAGCAGGTGGTGCATCTGCAAGAAATGGTATTACTTACAATGCAGAGGGATTAATAACATCTACAACAGCATTAGTTGCAAGTGACATCCCAGAAGCTACAACAACAGCAGTTGGAGGTGTAAGCGTACCAACAGCAGGTGGGTTAGCTGTTACAGCAGCAGGTGCAATTTCCATTGCTAATACTATTACCGCAGCTACAATATCTGGAATTACTTTTGATGAGCAGGGTTTAATTACTGCTGCGACTGCTTTAGTAGCAGGTGATTTACCAGAGGCTACTGCTTCAGCTATAGGTGCGATTTCAGTACCTGTTTCTTCTGCTCCGTTAACTGTTTCAAATACAGGTATTTTATCTATAGCAGATAGTGGAGTAACAGCAGGTGAATATACAAAAGTTACTGTTACAGATCAAGGTTTTGTTACAGATGGAGCATCTCTTGTTGAAGCTGATATTCCTGATCTTGCTGCTACAAAAATTACAACAGGACAATTTGGAACATCATTTTTAGCTAATGACTCCATAACAATGGACAAAATAGCAAATAACGCCATTACCTTTATACAAGAAGCATCACCTGATATTTCAAACTTACCAACAGGTGTTCAATGGCTACAAGAATCTACAGGACAATTAAGAATATTTAATGGTAACAGCTTTTTCTCTGTTGGTTTTGGTCGATTAGCAGAAGAAAACCTTAGATTCTGCGGAACATTTAACGCTTCTAATGGTTTAATTGTTACCTTAACAGCATTTGGAACATCAGCAGGTTTTACTGTAAGTAATGCAATACCAGCAGGTACATCAACATTAACTGGTGCTTACTTTGTTTGTGTAACCCCTGGAAATGGTACAGCAGTTGTACCAAGCACAAGTTTTGATGCAGGTGATTGGTGCTTATGCGTAGGGCCTGATAACTGGGATAGAATTGATACTTTATCTGGACCTGGAAGTGTTTCTAGTCTTAACGATTTATCAGATGTTACATTATCAAGTCCTACTACTGGTCAATTATTAGTACTTCAAGCAAGTGGTCAGTTTGCGAATGTTTCAGTAATCAGTGGAGGAACTTACTAATTTCATGTATCCTTTAATTAAGTTAAGGTAAATTATGTCGATTCAAATTAAATTAAAGAATAGTGTCGTACAGGATAGTACACCAAGTACATCAGATTTACCTGCGGTTGGCGAAATAGCACTAAATGCAAATATAAATAGTATTGGTGGGTTTATGCGAGCCAGTAATAATACTATCGTAAAAATATTTGGTCCAGGGTCTGTCAGTACACCTACTGCTACGACTACAGTTTCAGGTATTGCTGAATTAGCAACTACTAGTGAGACTACAACTGGTACAGCTACCAATAGAGTCGTAACACCTGCTGGATTAAAGGCAGTAACTGATGCAGAAAGAGCAACAAGTAATAGTGCATATATGACTTCGGCAGGAGGAACTTTAACTGGTGCGTTAACAATGCCCAATGGAAGTAATTCTGCTGCTGCAATAAATTTTGGTGATAGTGATAGCGGAATATTTGGTGGAACTAATACTGTCAGCTTGACTGCTGGAGGAACAACAAGATTAACTGCC